ATTACTTGCACTATTACTGATGTTGCTCTTGGTAAGGTAACTCTTTCTCTTACTCACGACCAAACCCTTGAACTGCCACTTAAGTGCTTCTGGGATTTGCAGATTTACAAGGCTGACGAGTCATTCAATGAGACTTATGTACGTGGTCTATTGTTTGCTAACCGTCAAGTTACGGTGGAATAATGGCAGTTAGTACTCAAGAAGTTATTGTTGTAAACCCTGCCGCTACTTCTGTAGTAGTTGTTAGCGGTACGGCTGTAGGTCCACAGGGAACTATTGGAGCAACTGGTCCACAGGGAACTATTGGAGCAACTGGTCCACAGGGTATTGCAGGAACTACAAACCTTAGCATTATCAATGTTCTTGATTATGGCGCTGTAGGTGATGGTACTACAGATGATACTACGGCTATCCAGAATGCAATCAATGCTTGCCCTGCTGGTGGTATTGTTTGGTTTCCCGCTAAAACTTTCCGTGTAACCGCGCCTATTATTTTGCTCCCAACTATTACCCTTGAGGGTACACACGGTAACAGAGTCTTTTACAACTCTGCACCTTTAAGCACGCCACAACCTTCAATGATTAAAGCTGCTTCTACTTTCAGTGGTTCTGCCGTTATCCGCATGTTGGATAAAGAAGAAGGTGGTTACGCTAACGAGTCTACTGGTCAACGAATCACCAATCTAACTATTGATGGTTCTGCTATTTCCTCTGGAACTATTCGTGGTATTTACGCTACAGGCAATGTTCGTGAAGTTATTATACACAATGTTGCTGTTCAGTTCATGCCACATAACGGTATTGCTGCAGGAAACTACACTCGTACAGATTCTAGTGTACAAAAACCTTACTCTTGGTATGTTACAGAAACCATTGCTAGGTCTTGTGGAAACTTTGGTTTCTCTGTAGGTAACATGTCGGACTCTAACTTTGTTAGTTGTCAATCTTTGTACTCTGGTGTTTCTGGCTGGTTTATTTCAAACAACGCCAATACTGTTTTTACTAACTGCCGTTCCGAGTGGTCTGGTCAGCATGGTTTTTATGTAACTGGTTCTTGGGGTACTTCCCCTGCTGGTTCAGGTGGCGCAGTATTTACGGGCTGTACAACTGATAGAAGCAACTATAACGGTTTCTATGTTGACGCCACAGGCAATGGTCCTATTACTTTTAATGGTTGTTATGCTCGCCGTGACGGTCGTAACGGTAACTCTGGTGGTGGTTCTTATGCTGGTTTTAAAGCTTCTGCTGCTACTGTACCTGTCCTAGTTGATTCGCTTGTAACTTACCCAGGAAACAATGATGATACTACTGGTACTGTTTCACCGCAGTATGGTGCTAGTTTCAATGGCAATAGTTATGTAAGTGTTTCTGGTGCTTCGTTCCTTCATGGTGTCACTACTGGTTTTTATGATGGCGGTAGCAATACTGTTTTACGGCGTGGACCTAACATTGGTGAGCGTACTGGTTCTCCTTCGTCACCAACTAATGTGTACCAAAACAACTGGTCTATGGATAATAGTTCCAACTTAACCACTAATGGAACTGGAACTTTTGCTACTGTATCCGCTACAACTGTAACGGCTACAACCGTTAATGCAACTACTGTAACTGCTGCTACTTTAACTGCTACAACTATAAACGCTACAACGGTTAATGCTACCGCTATGGCAGTTACTGCTACCGCATCTGCTCCTACAGATGTTGCTAATAAAGCTTATGTAGATGCTGCTGCTGGCGGAGCCTATAATGCTGGCGTTGGTATTACTAAATCTGGCAGTAGTTTTCTTATTCAATCCTCTGGAAATACCCTAAACCCAACCGCCAATAACTTAGATTTAACCTCGTTTAGTCAAATTAATAGCACTGGAAATACTTCTGCAAACATTGTACAGGGCGTTACGGTTGACTCCTATGGTCGTGTAACAGGTGTTACTTCTGGAAGCCACACCTTAGCGTCTACAACTATTGCGGGTATTTCATCGTTTAACAACTCCAACTTTACAGTTACTTCGGGAGCAGTTGCGGCTAAGGCAATTACATTAACTGCGGGTTCTGGCATTTCATTATCTACAACAACCGTTAACCTTAATGACTCTGTAACTATTACTAATGCTGGTGTGTTATCTTTTGCAGGTGCTACAGGCGCAGTCACTGTTGCAACAAGTAACGGTGCTACCGTAACTACTACAGGTTCCCAGATTAATATTGGACTTACTCAAAACTTACAAACCGCTGCAACTCCCACATTTGCTGGGTTAACTATATCTGCTCTTGGAACCGCTACTGCACCAACGGTAGTTGGAACAACTGCTACATTTACAGGTACTGGAACTTTTAACGCAGTTACCGCTACAACTGTAACTGCTACAACTGCCACTATTGGAACTGGTGGTATTACATCTAGTAGTCAAGTTGCAATCACTACGTTATCAACTTCGGTAGCCCCGTTAATTATTAAACCTGCTGGTTCATTGACTTTCACGGGTTTAAGCGCTAACCATTCTGGTGGTATAGGTCAGGCTTACGATACAATTAGTGGTTTCAGCTCAACTACTGGTTTAGTCGTTGGTCAGGCTGTAACATTATCTGGATTTTCTAACGCAAACTTTAATAGCGCAACGCCGACAACAGTAACTTCAGTTGGCGCAACAACTATTCAAGTAACATCTCTAAATCAAACAAACGGTTCTGGCACTGGTGGTCAAATTGTTGTAACATCTACATTAGCAAATTTACAAGAATGGCAACAAAATAACGGTACTGCAGTTGCTTCCGTAAGTCCTAATGGTACTATTACTGCCCCAAGCTTTTCAGGAAGTGGCGCATCATTAACAAACTTAAACGGTGCAAATTTAACTACCAATTCAGTACCTGTAACAAAACTTGAAAGTACCGCACAAGCGCCTTCTTTGTGGTATTCACCATTAACCGCTACAACATCAGCAACATTGTCTGCAGTTGGTGCAGCTGGCACAACATCAGCAGCAAACTTTATTGACCCATTTGGTTTAACTAATGGTGTGACTGTTGGAATTAATAAAACTTACTATGTAGAATACGTCTTTGTTGGCAACTGTACCCACACTGCAAGTACTTCAACTGGTATTCGTGTATATATTACTGGTGATGCTGTTACAAATATTGGATTTGATGTAATGCAGGCTTCACTTGCAACCTCACCAAATGGTAACTGGGCAACAACAACAAACTATTCTTCGTATGTTAATGCAATAAATACTAACTATCAAGTTGGTGGTTCTGTGACAACTGGTACATCAGTATTCTTCAAACTTACTTTGCGTGGAATTATGCGAACTGGTGCGACTGGCTCATACTTTCAACCTAAACTAGGCTTATCAACAGTTTCGGTTTCTGGTACATCAACAATGACTATTGCCCGTGAATCGTACGCTTCACTAATTGAACTTGGAACATCTTCAGCAGACCGTTACCCAGCGACAGGTTTGTGGTCATAATGGCGTGTAGAACAGGTTGTCCAACACAGGACTGTGAAGATTACGCGGCTTGCTGTCGTGGGATTATGATAGATAGAACCAGTTTACAGGTTCGCTAATGAGTAGACCGTATACCCCAGGTGGGCGTTTTAGTTCTGATTGGGAAACCAATGAGATTCACGACGCCATTACTAAAGACCTTACTAACCCAGTAGGTACTACTATTGACTGGTATGTCTGGAAACCGCACAATGATGCTGATGCAACGTCTACCCAGATTGACCCTATCTATGATGTCGGTTCCATAACCTATGATGGTAGTGGTGGTCGTAAGTGGTTAGAGCCTGTTAAGATTCCTGTAATTAGAGCGGTGCTTGGTCAAGGTTCAACTAACATGGTTCAACAAGGTTTCTACAACTCAGATAGATTGCACCTAACTATTGACCATGATGTGATTATTGACCTTATTCCAGAGATGCTATATAAGTTAGACCCATTAAATAGTGAGAGTCCAGACCCTCTAAATAGAGACAGAATTGTTTGGAAAAGCCAAGTTTATCGCGCGCTTAAGAACAATTATGCTGGTATTATTAATGAGAGGTACACACTGCTCACTTTTGATTGTCAGCAGATTATGCCTGAAGAACTAGTTAATGACCCACAATTCCAGTATTACGCTGGCTAGGAGAGATATGTGTAAGAAATGTGGCAAGGCAAAATGTGCCTGCAAGCCAACAAGCAAGTGCGGTAAGTGCAGTAAGTCTCACTCAGGAGCGTGCGATAAGAAGGCTGACGCTAAGCAAGATGCTAAAGCAACAAAAGGTATGTCACCTCTTCAGAAGGCTAAGTTTGCTAAAGAAGACAAGAAGATGGAAAAGAAGCCTATGTCTAGAGCTGCTGATGCTAAGAAGGACGCTGCCTTGGCTAAGAAGGTTAAAGGTAAGAAGTAATGGCTCTTGACCATATTGTAGTTCCTACAATTACTGCAAACACTAAGACTTTGTTGTTTACAGTACCTGCTGGTGCTAGCCCATGCTATGTAACTATCCAGAATAGAAGTGGGTCAACAATTGCTGTTGGAGATGACACTCTAGATGGTCTTGGAACCACTAATGGCGGCATTGGCATTGCCGCAAGTGGTCAATTACAACTTTGGTTAAACGCTGGGGACACCATTTATGGTTTCTGTGGCTCTACTATTAGCAATAGCGTTGTAATCCTCTACTCATACTTAGTGCCTCCTGTAGACACAAGTGGTATTACAACATATAAAAAGTAAAAACTAATATGATTTAAGCCCCCGAAAGGGGCTTTTTTCATTTACTATTGTATTAGTTCCACTGCAGGAACTAAGTCAAGACCCCTTGCTACCCAGTTGCTCTACTCCACCCAAGGAGATTTGCGTGTCCGAGAACAAAGTATCTCAGGCGGACTCTAAAGAGTTCTACCGCGGGATTGTCTATGGCAATCCGCAGCCAAAGGGCGTATGGGTTGGAGTCTTGGCGGGCATACTGTGGCGCAGGGGTAAGTAATGTCATACTTTCTTGATTACCTAAATGCAAGAAAAAAGTATCTTAACGCTGCCTTCGTTAACATTGCCCTAGCAGGAAACTGGTCTACAGATATTGTTAAAAAGATTTCTGTGGATATTCAAGAAGGTGCACCAACTCTAAATATTCCTGGGGAATTAAAAACCCAGGTAACTGATTTAGAATACGGTAAGCCTGGTCAACCAGCTACTTATGTCTTGCGTAAGTTTAAAGAGGTAGTTAACAGCGTTGTTGCTGATGCAACTGTTAACGCTATTTATCATTCTCTTTCTCCTACTAGCGCACCAGACCCAACTCAGGTGGAAAAATGACCTTTATCTTGGCTGAAGATGCGGCTCTTAAGTCGTACCTTTCTGGTTTAACAGTATCTGATGAAAAGAGTAATCCACGCTCTGTAGGTGTGTGGTTTGGTTATCCAGATGTTGAAATCCGTAGTCAAAGTTTTCCGTTTATTACCATTGAACTAATGGATATTCGGCAGTCGTTTGAGCGGGCTCACTCTGGTTACTACTACGACTCTGACAATCAAGGCACTGTTATTAGTAGTACAAATACCTTATACGGATATGAGTATCCAGTACCGTATGACCTTGTATACCAGATTACGTCTTACTCACGTCATCCACGCCACGATAGAGCACTAGCTTACCATTTAATGAATAAGTTCCCTGGGTTCCGTGGGTTCCTACCAGTACCTAATGAAATTGGTACTAGTACTGCTTACCGACATATGTTCTTAGGGGACTTCACAAAACTGGACCGCGCTGAAGGTGAGAACGGAAACAAACGCCTTCTTCGCAATGTTTACACAATAACTGTAATGAGTGAGATGAGCCCTACTCTAGCATACGCTTATATAACAACACAATTTGTTTCAATCAATAACCGTGGAGCAAAGGCTCCATGGACAACATCGATACCCGAAGATAAAAAAGCTGTTTAACATTTATAAACTACCCCTCAAGGAGAAATAATGGCTAACTACAATAAGCCTGGCGTGTACATCGAAGAGTCGTTGGCACCCTCAATACCAGTAGCTAATACTGCTACACCTTCAACCGCTGCGTTTATTGGTTATGCGGATAGGGGACCAACAACCACGCTGAACAATAACGTTGTTGCTGTACCTACGCTAGTAAGCAGTTGGTCTGACTTTATCAATAACTTTAGCTTTGGTACCAACATTAATACTTGGACTGGTATACCACCAATTACACTTCTACCTACAACAGGCTCATCTACAATTAGCCTATCTACATCAAGCACAACTATTACTGTTGCTAGCACTGTGGGTCTTCAGGTAGGTTCAGTTCTGTCACTTGTTGGGGCATCTGGTGCGGCATTATCAACTACATCTTCAACAGTTGTTACAGCAATTACAGACTCTACAAATTTTGTAGTTAACCAAGCACCTATTACCGCTGGTACCGTAACATCAATTACGGCTTCAAATAATACTGACTTGAAGTATGGTATTAAAACTTTCTTTGATAATGGTGGTGGTCAAGCATACATTCTTCGTGATGTTAACCCAGATGCTGTAAAAGCTAAGACTACCATAAGAGATAATAACCTATCTACAGCCCTTACTGGAAGTATTGCTTTTGACGCTTACACTTCTAACTTTGGAAACAAAGTAGTAACTATTGCAGCAACTACAGCGGCGTTTACTAACCACTACGCTGGAACTACTGTTAGCCTTTCTGGTATTACTGATACTAACTACACTAATTTAAATGGTAATACTTGGGTAGTATCATCTGTATCGTCTGATAAGAAAACTTTATCTTTGTACTACTCTCCTGCATCAGCAGTTTCAACTAGCACAACAACATACACTGCAGCATCACCAGTAACTGTTACTGGCGGAGGTCTAAATGGTTTAGGTCAGGCTATCGTAGTAACTGCTAAGAGCCACGGTGCTTGGGGTAATGGTATTTGGATTAGTACAACTCCAAATAGTACTCCAGGTTACTTTGACCTAACTGTCTATTACTCAAATACAACTACTGCTACTAACTTAAAAGCGGCAAATATTGTAGAAAGATTCCTACAGTTAAGTATGGACCCAGGAAATAGTCGATACTTCTTAGGTCAAATCAACTCATCTTGGATTGATGTTGTTGATGGTGGTTCCACTGGTACTGGTATCTTTAGACTTCCACAGTTCACAGGTACTTGGAAGAACACCACTGGTTCAGATTCTGTTAAGGGAGCAAATGGCGCTTTCTCTTGGAACTCTAACGGGTTTACAAATACTCCTGTTGCAGTACGCCTAGGAACACAGACTAGCTCTCTTATTCAATCTGGTGGAGGTACTACAGCTGGTTCTGAAGGACCTACTGCTAGAACTAACACCAGTTTAATTTCTAGATTTGATACGGTTATAACCCCACTTATTCTTAACTGGGCAAATAACTCATACTCTTCTGATATTAACCAGCTTATTGCTTACTCAAGTACTCGTGGTGATTCCTTTGTATTAATTGATGCTGAAGCCTCACTTACTCTGGCTGATGTACTTAGTAGTACTACAGATGTTGGTATCTCTTCTTACACTGGAGATGTTAACTACGCGGCTGCGTACTACCCGAACATCATCATTGCAGACCCATCATCTACAACTGGAAAGACTGTATCTGTAGCACCGTGTGGAGCAGTTGCTGCTCTATACACTGACACAGACTCTAGACGAGGAGTGTTTAAAGCTCCTGCTGGTGTTAACGCAAGACTTAAGTCTGCTGTCAATGTTATCCCATTAAGCAACGATGATTTTACAAAGATTAGCTCGTACAGTGCTAATCTGAATATTATTCGTTTTATTCCAGGTTCTGGCATTTGTGTAATGGGTGCTCGTACATTAAGTAGCGACTTCACTCTTCGTTACGTACCTGTACGTAGAACAATTAACTATGTAGGTTCTTCACTTCGTAGTTTAACTCAGTTTGCTATCTTTGAGCCTAACGACCAGAACCTTTGGAACACTGTTAGCAGCGTAGTTAATAGATTCCTTACAGACTTCTGGCGCGCTGGTGGTCTTTCTGGAAGCACCTCAGCACAAGCGTTTTATGTAAAGTGCGATAATACTATCAACACTACAGGTTCAATTAATGCGGGTGAACTTCATATTGAAGTTGGTATTGCAGTACAAAAGCCAGCAGAGTTTGTAATCATTCGAATTGGTCAGCTTGATGGAAGCTCGACTGTAACCGCGTCTATTTAAGGAGATAATAAATAATGGCAATTAACACAATTGATGACAGAGGAAGTATTCTTTCTGACCCGTTACGCCAGTTTCGGTTTAAAGTTGAATTCATTCAGGCTAAACCATTTGATACTAGAATTACAACAAATACTGCTGGTGGATTTACTGGCGGGTTTACATCTATTACTGGTTTAGGTATTATTAACGACCCAATCGCTTACCGTGAAGGTGGATACAACACCACTGCACACAAAGTTCCAGGCATGACAAGATTTAATGACGTAACTCTTACAAGAGGAGCGTTGTTTGGAAACGACCAAGCTATCACTTGGATGCGCGGAATCTTTGCTGCATCTGCTGGTGAGGGTCTAAATGTTAATACTCTTGGTACAACAAACGTGGCAAATCAGTTCCGTTGCGATGTAAAGATTATGGTTATGGACCACCCTAACTCGGACGCAACTACCAATACTCCTAAAATGGCGTTCCTACTTAAGAACGCGTTTATAACATCTATAGGGTACACCGACCTAGACGCAACTCAGAACGGTCTTTTTGTTGAAAGTATTACGCTAACACATGAAGGTCTATCAGTTCTGTTCGTTAAGGAAGACGGAAAAGCAAAAGACCCTAACTACAACCCAGGAAATCAATTCTAATAACTAAAACAATAAGGAAAATAATATGGCTGAAATAACCGACCCAGATGCAGTAAACAGATTAGTGGAGTCTTTAGATTCCAATGAAACTGTTAAAGATGTAGATACTGTATTGCCCCTTAGCAATGAAGTATACCTACCAGGTGGCTTTATGGGAGATAACGGTATTCTATCTAAGTACGCTGAAGTTAAAGAACTTACAGGTGCTGATGAAGAAGCTATCTCAAAAGCTAGTTCAATATATGGGGTACTACAGACGGCGCTATCAAGAGGTCTAGTAAGTATTGGGGATGAGCCCGTAACGGTCTCTGACTTTGATTCCTTACTGTCTGGTGATAGAGATGCAATTTTACTGGGAATTAGACGAGTAACATTCGGTAACATTATTAAACAACCATCTATTTGTCAGAACTGCGGTACTGGTGATATCTGGGATATTGATATTGAAAAAGATATTCCAATATCAGAACTAGATAACCCAGTTGCTGACAGAACTTTTTCCGTAAAGGTAAAGGCTGGTGAGGTTGTTCTTAATCTTCCAAACGGTATTACACAAAAGAAACTTTTACAGACGGAAAATAAAACGGCTGCTGAGCTTATTACAATTGCTCTGGCTGGGTGCATTGCTTCTGTTGACGGTTCTATATCTATGGGTAGAACAACCGCTTTAGAATTAGGGATAGCTGACCGTGAAACTCTTATTACAGAGTTGTACACCAAAGCCCCTGGTCCACGCCTCGGGGAGGTGCTGAAGGCTTGCAAGGCATGTGGAAAAGATACGTTTATTCCACTAAGTCTGGCTGACTTATTTCGTTTTTAGTAACGAAGACTATGTAAATTTAATGGACCACTACGAAGTACTAACTCGAATATTTAACTGGTCTCTGAGCGACATACGCTTACTCTCGCATAGAGAAAGAACTAATTGGATTGAAAGGGCTACAAGGAACCTATAATGGCTGACCCAAGTGGTATTTTAGACTCTATCTTAGCTAAGGTTAATGCGCTTACCGCAGCCTTAGGTAGGCTTAATAACAGTGCTGGTAGTCCAGGTTCTGGAAATTCACCTGTTACTACTCCTGCTCCTGGAGTTGGTAGTGGTGGTCCTATTAGTTCAATGATGTCGGGGTCGTCTCCAGATTACACAGACCCTACTGTACGTAAGACAAGAGGGATATTTGCTAAAGGTCTTTTAAAAACTACAGGTCAAGCAACAGTTGCCGCTATGGGGTTATTGCCTACTGCTGAAGAGGCAATGAATGTTGAGATGCTTGGGTCTCGCCAGATGTTCTATGGTCAGTCTGGTATCTCTGGTCATAATTATTTACTTAACTCCTATAGGTCACAAAGAGGCGTAAGCGCATTAGGTTCTCCTACTAGTGCGTTTGATTCTGTTCAAGCAATGAACTACGGCGCTGGTATGGGTCTAATGCCAGGTCTTAGCAACTTTGGTCCTAACTCTAGCTTTGGTGGAATTATGGGCGGCGCTGCGTTAGCATCTAACTTATCACCAGGTCTTGGTATTACTGGTGGTATGGGTGTTATGGCTAGTCTTAACCAAGCCCGAAAAGTTAACTCACTTAGAATGATTGGCGTTAACGTACGTGGTGCTGGTGGTAACATGAATGATTTGCCAGATATTATTAAACAAATCTATACCTTACTTAAAAACGCTGCTGGAAAAGTTACACCCCAAATGATTGCTGTATCTGCTATGTCTGGTAATGCTTTGGATAGTATGCTTGACCAGTACTTTGGTCAAGACGAAAACTTAAGAGCAACAGTAATAGCTGGTCTTGTACAAATGGCTAATAGTGGTGGCGCTAACCTTTCAACCTCTGGTACTAAAGCAGGTCTTATGAAGACTGGTGGAATGACAGATACTTTAACAAACCTTGTTGGAACTTTTCCTAAAGAGTTGAGTCTAATACAGTCGTACACCAACGCTACCAATGCTGGAACTAATGCTATGAATAGGGAGATAATACCAGCACTATATGACTATCTTGGTAGAGCACAAAGCACCCCTGGACTTGGTACTGCTATTAAAGGTGGTCAAGCTGCACTTACTGGTCTTGAAGTATTTGGCGGTATCCGTGGTGGTGCTGGTAACTTATTAACTGACACCTTAATTAACGCAAATGGTAATTTTACAGGTATGACTAAATCTTCTGGCATGAGTAAACTTATTGCTAAATTAGGTGGCTCAAAGAAAGCTGGCATACTAGGAAAAATTGCTGGTGGTGCAGCAATCGGTGCCGCTCTTCTTGCTACTGGTGCACATATTGATAGTATGCCAGGTCTTTCTGATAACTCTGTTCCTACTGGAGGAGTTACCTCAACACCAGTATTTACTGGAGCAATTACTGTAAATGTATCAGCACCTCCAGGAACTGACCCATATTCTTTTGGTAGTGCAATTACAAATGCAATGGTAAGTATGGCAACGAGGTAACTATGTTTCAAAATCCAACAGACAGTAGAGACAGTGGCGCGGTAGCAAAAAAGAAAGTAGTAAAAAAAACTACCCCGCATGCAAAAAATAAACACAAGAAAAAGGGTAAAGTTGCAGGTGCTAATAAAAATCCAGGTAAGGGAGGTAACCCAAAAGCTAGGACTAATAAAGGTCTTAATGGTTACCGATGGAACCTTCCACCTCATCAGTGGAGCCTTCCAGTTGAACCGCATGATATGGACGAACTTGTAGTAAATAGTGAAGCATTTGCTCTAGGTGCTAAATCAAAGTACAGACGTGGTCGTATCTATTGGTACTCTAGAGTTGATACTGAAAATGTAGACTACACATCCTATAACTGGGCTAATGCTAATAACGCAAAAAGTCATAAGAAAGACCCGCGTTATGGATTCCAATTCTTATGGAACCCTAATGAAATTACCACATCAGTTGCAGTTAATATGGATATTACACCTTCATTTGCTGACAAGTTTGTTAATGTTGTAGGAGCTTTTCCAAGTGGTGAGTACCTAACATTTAGTCTTAGGCTAGATAGAACTAACGATTTTGCTTGTATCAAGTCTATTTCGCATGTTCCTAAAGCTAATAAAGAATTAACTACCTATGACCAATTAGCAAAAGACTACTCAAGTTACTACTCAGCCGCTGCTGCTTTTGATTACGGATTTGGTGACGAAGTATCTTATAAAATTCAAGACCTTCAGAAATACGGAACTATTGCTGACCTTGAGTACTTGTACAAAGCAATTAATGGTCCAGGTTGGACTAACGTTGCTACTGGTAGAGTTAGTTCTGATATTGGTTTCTTAAGCCCTACTCTTCTAAAGATTGATATTGGTCCGCTTAGTTACTTGGGTTATGTTAACAACCTTACTGTTAACCATACTGCGTTTACTAAAGACATGATTCCTATTCGTACTGATGTAACATTGCAGTTTAACCTTATGGCTACTGCAGGATTGTCGAGTAACTAATGCCTATTTATTCTGGTTCTCGTTACGAGGATGCTACTGTTGATTACTTTAGAAAAAAAGAGTATGGAACTACAACACCTATTGTATTTTATACATCTGACTCTTTAGATGCTGTATCTTTCTTTACCCATACCTATGTTCCTGGGGAAACACTTTGGGGGTTGGCTGAGTACTACATGAGGCGCGCTGACTTGTGGTGGACTATTGTTGAGTACAACCCAGAAGTTGTTGACTTTATGAATATTACTTCTGGAACAACTCTTAGGATACCTAGTGTTTAATTACGTATCCATAGAGTTCCCTTTAGCTGAGAATCCCCCTCAGCGGCTTTCCTATTTCTATTTAAATTTAAATAGATATGCCCATGAGGTAGCAGTAGTTAAGTTTAGGGATTGGGATATTAAATACACTCACATCAAACCTGGTGAGCCAGTAAAAGTTAACCTTCGAGGAACCACTGGTGCCAGAAACTTTGTTGGATATATCCACGATATCAAACCAGAGATTACTCCTGGTAAACAGTTTGTAGAAATAGCATTAATTGGCGCATCTTATAAATTAAAGCAAGCGCGTCAAAGAGTATTTACTAATATGACTGCATCAGATATTGTGCGCCAGATTGCTGCAGAACATAACTTCTCTGCATTTGTTACTGACCATCCCCGTGTTTATCCACAGGTATCTCAGGCTGGGCACACAGACCTTGAGATTATTACAAGGCTTGCTAAGCAATGTGGGTATACCTTTAGAATACAAAACACATCTATTTACTTCCAACCACTTACTGCTGCTTACACAGCTACCCGTGCAAACGCACCATCGTTTGTAATGCGTGAATCTAACGACCCAAAAGGTTCTACTCTATATTCATTTAAAATGATTCTTGGTGAGAGCGTACAGTACGTGGACGCGTATAAGTCTGCTGGTAGAGTTGGCGGTGTTGACCCTGTTACTAAAGAAGTAAATATTGTTACTAACAAGACAAGACCAGAGTCGCTAAGAGACATATCAACACCAGAGTTTTTTGACAGTTTTTCTACAGAAACAGTAGCGCCTGGGTATACACCAGCAGCATATGAGGCTCAAGCTATTGACCAACGCAATCGCTTTCCTTATCGTGCAGAAGTAGAAGTTGCTGGTATTGCAAATATATATCCAGACAGCCCTGTGTATCTAGCTGGCATTGGCTCTGACTACTCTGGATACTGGATTGTTATGTCTGTAAAACATAAGGTAATTGAGACTGAGCCAAATATTCTTACATACACAACTATATTACAAGTGGGAACTGACTCTATTGGAACAGCAAACGTATGGAGTGACGGCAAAGTAGTTGCTGTTCCTGATGTTATTCAGATTAGAGATTTAGTACCTGACACATTAAACAAGGTATCTAATGAGGCATCTCTTTTAACTGACGGAAATACTGTGTACAGTAACGAAGGTTTTGGTAGTACTAATAATAGACCACAACCTACCACTGGAAAAGTTCCTTGGGTATGGCAGGCTGGTGGAGATATTGCATCTGATAACAGCAAGTATGTTTCCACATCCAGTATTAGCCAAGCCGCTCTAGATAGATTGAGGGCTCAAGGTGTACGCTAATTTAGATAACTGGGATAAACGATTCTACGGCATTTACCGTGGAGTTGTTATAGATACTAACGACCCAGAAAACTTAAACCGCATTAAATTACAAGTTCCACAGATTCTTGGAACTGCCGTAACTAATTGGGCATTTCCTATTATTGGTGTGCCTGAAAATAAAAAAGCTCCTTATGGTTCTTTTAGTGACTCAACTACTCAAAACATTGCGGCAGTTAATACTCCTCAAGTAGTAACCATTAACACAACAGAAGAAGCTTTTAGAGTTTCTATTATGGATGGCTCAAAGCTTACGTTTGCCGCTGCTGGAACATATAACATTCAGTTTTCGGCTCAGTTGCAAAGAACTAACAAGGGAAACGATACTGCGGATGTTTGGGTTAAGCTAAATGGAAGTTTGCCAGCTCAAAATGTTTTAAACAGCAACGGCAGCATATCTATTAGTGGTGACGCTAATGCTACCCCTCAAATTATTTCTTGGAACTATGTACTAACTGTTAAAGCTAATGACTATCTAGAGTTTTGGTGGCGAGGAACAGACACTCATATCCAATTCCTTGCTGAATCTGCAGACGCAGTAGTCCCAGCAACCCCTTCATTTACAGTAACTGCGACTCTTGTTGGAGGATTTTTGCCTATACCTGGAGATGGTTGCTGGGTAATGTTTGAAGGCGGAGACCCTAATTTCCCACTATGGCTAGGAGCGTTCTAATGGCTACATTTGGTACAGGTGGTAATTTACCACTAAACACAACAATGATTGACCTCCCGTTTGATATCAGTTCTACTGGTAGGGTCGGATTCATTGCTGATACAGACCATAAAGTATGGAGAAATAAGGTGTTGAGCCTACTATCCATAGATATAGATGAGCGTATTTGGTACCATAGTTTTGGAGCAAATGTAAATTCATTACTATTTGAGGGAAATACTGAAGCCATTCTTTCGGCTAAAGAAGCAATATCTGACGCATTTGTAATATGGGCACCAGAGCTAACGCTTAGAGATATTCAAGCTTTTTATGACGAGAGCTTAGCTACTATATCTCTAAATATTATCTATCAAGTTCCGACTGGAGAGGTAGATTCTGTTAAAATAGTTAATGAATCACTTACCCCAGCTGGAGAAATAATCGAGGTTCTATAATGGCTGACGAACTATATGTACCGCAAGTAGACTACACGTCTAGAGATTTCCAATCTATTAGCGATGACATTAAAGCATTAATTCCTAACTTTGCTCCACAATGGGTATCTAGAGATGCTACAGATTTTGGTATTGTTTTAGTAGAACTGTTCGCTTATATGGGCGACCTTCTTAATTATTACATTGACCGTGCTGCTAATGAATCATTTATTGATACATCAACTCAGCGAGAAACTGTACTAAGACTTGCACAGCTGCTGAACTACACGCCTAATGACATCTCCCCATCAAGCGGTAGTGTGCTTCTTACTAACTCATCTACAAGTGCAGTTACTATTAAAAGTGGAACGTTATTTTCTACAACAGCGGATGGTACTAACACAGAGATTACTTTTGAGTTAGACAGCGATGTAAACATTGCAGCAGCAGTTGGTTCTACTTATGGAACAGCAACTGGAACAGTGACTCAAGGTATTACAGTTTCTGGGGAAACAATTGGAACATCTAATGGTAGTGCTTACCAAGAATTTACATTACTTAACTCTGGAGTTTTAACTGGAAATTCTATTTCTGTTACGGCTGGTAATGTAGCGTACCAAAAAGTAGAGCATATCTTAGACTACAATGCCGATGACCCAGTGTTTTCTGGTTACACAGACGGAACAGGTGTAACATATATTCAGTTTGGTGATGGAATCTCAGGTAGAATTCCTGCTTCTGGTCAAACTATTTCTACTTCATACAGATGTACAACTACTCCTGGAAGTCTAGGTAACATCCTTGCTAACACCCTTACTATTGTTGTTAGCGATAAGGACGGTCAACCTGTTAATGATTTACAGGTAAATAACGCTGCTGCATTTAGTGGAGGTGCTGATGCGGAATCAACTGACTCTGTTAGAGTAAACGCCCCACTAGCACTACGGTCTTTAAATAGAGCAGTTACATTAAAAGACTATGCACAACTTGCTGTTCAGGTAAATGGTATAGCTAAAGCAGTTGCAGCCGCTAGTGTCTACACACAAGTAACTATTTTTATAGCTGCTGCTGGTGGCTACGCATCTGGAACTACATTAAAGAATAATGTCTACAAATACTTATCGGATAAAATTCCACCTAATACAAGTATTGCTATTAAAGACTTTACTGCTGCGTACCCATACCTAGCAGTTACAGTAAATGTTCTTCCACAATATGACCCTAATATTGTAAAAGATGCAGTAACTAATTCTATTTACGACTTATTTAATTTTGAAAATGTTGTGTTCAACGACGTTATTACTCAGGGTGATATCTACTCTGCGTGTAAGAGTGTAGATGGTGTATCGTACGTAACTATCACAGGATACGAAAAGCAATACACAGTAGTCGCATCTCCTACACTTGCTGGGGGTGTAACAGACTTATCCTGTAATATTGATGAGGTTCCTATTCTTGAGCCTACATACATCAAAGTTACTACAGCAGGTGGCATTAGCTAATGGCAGTACCTTCAGCTATCTCTTCCGCACTAAAGTCTACTATATCTGCACGTCCTAACAATTATGGTGTTACGCATGTAGGAATAAGCAACGTGCCAGATAAAGTTATTTGGTATAAGGCTAGACTTGTGCGTAAGTACACTGGGTACCCGCAAAACATTTATGACGGTGATACCGTTTATGATATTACTAATAAAAACTATGTAGTTAAAGTAGCCAGTGTGTATGGGGCAAATCCAGTTTCAACTTTCACTTATAGCGGTGGTGGAACTATTGCTTATGCAGATAGCGTTGACTACAAGAACTTCTACAATGTTCCAGCAACGGGTGGCTCTGGAAACGGCGCTACCTTTAATGTTGTAAGGGCTGGTAAGGGTGCTGGGGGCACTGGTGCTGTAGTATCTGTAACTCTTAGTTGCTCTGGTGAAGGGTACACGGCAGGAAACTCTTTAACATTAGCTGCTGCTAATATTGGTGGTGGAGCTGCAACTGATATAACCGTTGTTGTAAGCGCGGTTGGTGCGTCCGCATCTGCTGGTATTAAAACTATAACTACTAGCATCTCTGGGACTGCCCCATCAGTAACTGCATCTAATATTGCTGGTGTGTCTGTAAACTCATCTGTTGGTAAAAACTCGGCTTTTAACGTATCAACTGGCGGAACTGTAACTATTGCATCTGGTGGCTCTGGGTTTGCAGTAGACGATTATGTAGCTATCCCTAGTTATTCTTTGGGTACTACAGCAGATACGTCTGAGCCTAATAGTTACGGAACCACGGCTAGGTATCACGTTTACGACACAGTTGGTAGCACTGCAACAACTACTAACCCAACTACTACTGCTGCTACATCTTCCGTAAAAGCAGATAGAGTTTTTTATTCTTTATTTATAAATTACAGTTTAACTACTGGTTCTTTAGTACCTTCAGATTATTACTGGAACAAGGTTGCTGAAGGCTCTTCGGTATTAATTAAAGACACTGGAACAGCAACCCTTCTTGCTAACCATCTACCCAAATACTACATTTCTGGAAGTTACCAAACAGTTATAAAGAACGGTCAGTCAGTTGTAGTTAACGACTTACTAGACTTCTTAAAAGTATTTGCCTTCCAATTAGATATCTATAAGACACAGGCTACTGATGTTTTTTATATGACTAACACTCTTAAAGCTGATGAAACACTAATTAAGATGCTTCTTAAGCAATTTGGTGGAGACTATAAAGACGTTAATGATGTAGCACAGGCTCGCATACTTCTAAATAACATAATTAGAATCTTTCAAACAGCTGGTTCTAAAGCGGGGTTAAGCACTCTTATTGAGGCTTACACTGGTTATAACTCTACGTCTACTCAGGGTAGAAACTATATGCACGAGTATAACTCAGCATCATTTGAAGATGGTACTGGGTACTGGTACCCAACTACTGACCAAACTGTTTACCCAACTATAAACTCTGTTGGACCAATTGATGGTTCTATTGCCGCCTTTACTGATAGCGCCTATAGCGGTGGTCAAGGTCTTGTTATGTACAGTGCGTCTGGTTCTGGCACTACCATTACTGTTTCTAGTACTGCAAACTTACAACCAGGAGCAATAGTATCTGTATCTAGTGGAACAGGTGCATTTAGCCCTGGTACTGCTGTTACTGCAGTTTTGTCCTCTACAACGTTTAGAGTTAATCGCTCACCATCAGCAGCACTATCATCTGCGACAATTAAAGCCTCGTACAATCTAGTTACTGGTATG